AAAGAAATCTTCCATGTTCATGTCGGGGGCAATCATGGTTTTAAACTTTGCACGAACTTGTTTCATTCCGTAAATTCGCTGTTCAATTTCCCCATCAACACCAGCCGCAGCCGCTCTAGCACGACGTCCGCCAATAACAGAGTTGCCTGTACCAAGAATATCTTCAAACCAAGACTTGACTATATCGGGCGTTGCATCATCAGCCCAAGGAGATGACAATTGCTTTCTAGCAGCACGACTTCTACCTTTTGATGCCTCATTAAGGGCATCTAACATTCTATTCTTATATAAAGGGCCACCAGGGACGGCGTTTACATACCATGGTTGAACCACAGCCTTAACCCACATTGTTTCAGCCTTAGAAGCCGTAGTGCCTTCTGGAACGTTTGCCTTAATCCATGCAGCCTTACCACGCTTCAAAGTCCATGGGTCTGCACCCCAAGAAATGCGAGTACCGATAACAGCCTCTACAACTTTTCTTTCAGCAGAAGTTAATCCAGCCATTTTTTGTTTAAAAAGAGAAGCAACAGAAACGCCATCAACATTTCTACCTGCATTGATTGCTACGGCAATCTCTTCATCAATTCTTTGCATAATAATACGAGCACGAATTGATTCGCTAATCTTACTATCCAAAATAGGCATAAACTTGCTAGAAACACCCTCGGTTATTTTAGCAAACATAGCCTCTGTAGGAACATACCCCATAGCCTCTGTATATGTTACAATAGCCTTAAAACGTGTGTGAACTTCAGAAACCATTTGATACTCTAAAATAGAGTTAGCCAAATCTAGTTTTGCATTAACTTCGCCATCAAACCATTCAGGCCTAACTAGACTTCCACCACCAGTAAGTTCAGCCAATTCATTATCAAGTTCTTGATATCTATCGGCACCGCTTTTTTGTGCAGCACGTGTCTCTGATTCAAGTTTAAGGTTATCTGCTTTTTCAAAAAGAGTAAACTCTTTCTTTTCCGCAGGCGTCAAGGCACGCTTCTGATTTATGAGTTTTAGTTCTTGATATCGTGCTTGTTTCTCAGGGGTAAACAAGTCACGATAAATTCCACCACGAGCCTTGTCGGCTTCGTTAAATAAAAACTCTGCTTCTTGAGCACGCTTTTTGTTCAGGTCTGAAAGGATGTTTTTAATTTGTTTAGCACGGTCAAAACGTCTAACAATTTCCTTACCAGTATAAAATTTCTCACCGACCCCACCAGGGCCAATCCTGTAAACGGCTGTTTCCCACAGTGCTTGTTTCTGAGCAATAGCCGACTCAACTTTGGCAAGCAAATCCCTAAAGGTTAAACGGTCAGCCGAATCACCAGCACCACGACCCAAACCAACATCACTAACCAACATGCCATCAAGCATTTCACCATTGGTTACCATTGAACTATTCATCAAGTCAGTAATAAAACCTTCTGCGCTTTGCTCTTGAGGAACAAGTTGTTGCAAAAAGGGATACTTATCATAGTATCTGTCAAGCATCGCATCGGTAATAGTGCTGTCAAGTATTGAGGTATCGTCAAGGTCGTTAATTACGGCAGTAAAAGAATCACGAAATTCTTCAAACTCAGCAAGAGCCTCACGGTCATTCTGCACACGCTGATAGGCGGGCTCCCATTGCTTTTCCCAAACCCTGGCGGCATTCATACGGTTACCCGTAGTGTCCGCCTTTCTGATTGTATCAGCGTACGCTTCTGCCTGGGCAGATTTCTCAATCAAATCCTCCAACTTAGCACGCAAAGGCTTAAGCAACTCTGGAACATTATCCCCATAAATTATATCATTATTTAGAAGCGCATACACAGCCATCTCACGCACCCGAGCGTGAGTCATTTCTCCAGTAAACATCTTAGTAAGATTATCGTAAAACTCAGATGGATTCATCTTAGTAATATTACTAATCTTCATCGTATTAACTATTTGGTTGGTACGTTCAAACAGGCTACCAGGCTCGTTGCTTAGGTTGCGCAAAGCAGTTTCTAACCTGCCTGAGAAATCATATTGTTCTTTAATCCACTTCTGTACAGTATCAGAACCAATCTGACCATCACGCATGGCCATAGCAACAACCTTAACTACATGCTCGTTAAAGTCCGCCAAGTTAGAGCCAGTAGCCAAAGATTCAAAAGCACTTTCCAGTTGGTTAGCAAACTGAGTAACATTCTGAATGCGAGGAACAAGTTCCCGCATTCTGTCTTCCACTTTCTTCATTTCTAACTCGGCTTGCTTAGCAGCAGCCTCTAGTTCCGTGCCAACCCTATCTATGGCAAGATTGTCCATCTGTTCACCAAGAGCGTAAACCTCACGCTGAACATCATCAATAGTTGAAATCAAACCATCAAGAGTCATAGGCACATCAGCAAGTTCTTCTGTACCAGCAACAACAATGTTCTTGCCGCTAATTTCAAGACCCATCAACTTGGCATATCCTGCTTTCATGTTTCCAAGATTGTCAGCCAACAAACGCAGTTCATCAGCACCAGCAGTCAAAGAACCACTAAGAGCATCTTCCAACACTTGCTTTGAAGCAGCAAGTGTTTCCATCTGCCCCAACTCGCCAGTAGCACTCTTGAAGTTTGTTAATGTTTCTTCAAGTTGTTTAACATAATCATCTAAAGCCTGGGAAAAACCAATATGTGACTTCTGAACAGAATAATGCAAAGCCTTGAGGTCGTTATCTAAAGTTTTAATGTTCTTCTTTACAGAATCAATCAACTCTTTATCTAATACATACTTGCCTGTAGTTACATTATCTGCATGAGTCCAAAATCCAGACTCAACAAGAAACTTATGCTTCTCAAGAATACCCATCTCTTGAGCATAAGAATCAACATACTTAGTTAAAACTTTCTTAACATCAGTCTCGAAAAACTTACCAGTAAAACCAGTACCTTCACGTGTCGCAATAGTGTTTAAAGCCTCGATACCACCGTCAATATCCGACTGTGTAAGCCGATGACCAAAGAAAATGTCGCCTTCTTCAAGGGTTCTAGTTCTAAAGTTATTACCACCCTCAAGAGGGTCACGACGGTAAATAGTATTCAACTCTTCAGCAGCAGCAGAACCATTAGACCTGAATGCAATAGCCTCATCAGTTTGCATCATTGGGAAGTAGTCTTTCATACCAAAAGGAGGACTAGTGTCGTCAATAACTTGACGAGCAGCGTCTACATTGGTTTCAAAATAAGCAAACTTTTCTTTAATAGCATCAACAATCATGCGTTGCTCTGCTGTACCAGCGTTGTAGGCACCTTCGCTTGTTATCATCTTATGCAAATCATCACCATACGATTCAGCACCCATAACGTCAAGTTCTTTAAGGAACTGCTCCATAGAAGCAGCCTCGGCTTGACGAACAGTACCTGTGGTCATACGCTGAATAGGTTCCGACTGTATAGCCCCAATAACTGCTCTAACAGCGTCAGTAGAGCCTAAAGTTCCTTGACGCAAAGCCACTCGTGCTTCAAGCATGTCAGGAGGCATAGTAATCTTTTGTAGAAACTTTCCACCTTTTGTACCCATTACAGACACACGCAGTCTAGACATGGAAGCGCTGGTCATTTGACCCAGCGCACCAGTACCAGGAATGCGGAAACCCTGCTGCATTTCCCCAGCCTTACCAAGTTTCTTTCCAAACATATACAAGCCGTGACGGTTAGCACCAGCACCCTGAAGAATATCGTCTGTCAACCCTGACGCTCCACGACCATACTTAGCAACACGACCTGCCAAAGCAGCGTCGTTAGTTATACCCAAAACCTTAGCAGCCAAATCAACGTTCCCAGCCATACCAGCAAACTTGCCTGTACCAGCAGTAAGATAAGTTAAAGGGTCTAAAGCGAGGTCGCCAACAAGGCCGATACCTCTGTCAAGCCAAATGCTTCCTGTATTGATTTTAAATGCTTTACCAAACCCAAACGTAGGGTCAGACATGTTTTTGCGGAAATCACCAAAACTAGCAGTAGTGTTTGGATTACCATCCATAACATCAGCAAGTTCACGAACACTACCAACAACAGCACGACCAGGAAGAGCCAACACCGACAACGGCTTTAGAGCCGTGCCAAGCACACCAATAACGCCACCAGCGCCCTGTGGCTTGTTGGCCGCAATAGCCTCAATCTTGGACCTGAGAGCAGGGTTAGTAATAGCCATATTCGTGGCTGTGTTGCTTAAAGTGATACCAGCCTTAGATGGTAAAGGTCCAGGCGCAACCCTAGAGGTTGCTGCACCAGTGTTTTGTTGTTGCAGTCGGGCAAGCAAAGCCCTCTGGTCTGTATACGGATTAGCCATACTCTATATGGAAATCGTTACTTCGTCCCAGCAATGAATTTCATCAACTGAGAAGCCTGGTCTGTAAACGGTGTCCGCCCTGCCCTTGCAGCCTGGTCCAAGTTGGCCTGCCTAATGGCTTCCTGCAAACGAGCATTATTAGACGCCTCAGCCTTAATCTTAGACTCTTCAATTTTGGACTGCTCCCAATCGGCAACAGACTTGCCACGGTCCATACTTTTAACTTCAGAAGCAGGAGTTGCTGTTTTGGCAAGAGCATCAACATATTTTAAAGCACGTTTTTTAAATTGTTTAACTTCGCCAGGACGAGCAGAAGTTGTAGAAGCAATGGAATCAACCTGCTCATTTAAATCCTCAACAGTCAAATAAGGATTAGATGCTACATACTTGGCTAAATTACGCATAGCAACACTAGCCATGCCTGTCGTCAAAGTATTTGCTTCTCTTTTTAAATCATCAGCCAGCGTAGATTTAACTTCAGTACCAAAACCACGCATCTTATTAGCCGCCACACGTGAACGAGATTCCTGGTTAGCCATCTTATTTTCTATCGGCTCATACTCTGTTTGCAACTCAACCAAACGTTGCTGCGAATCAGCAGACAAAGGGGCATCCATCAAACCATACACATCATTAGGATTACGGTAACCAGCCTTCTCGAATACATTCTTGTCTGCACCAGTAGAACGCTGTTTAGTCATATCATTAGCCATAGAAACAAGTTGCTTCTTTGTGTATCCGCCATCCATAACAACAGCATCAGGCAGTTGAGTCACCATAGACTCAATCTGGTACTTGTTTAAACCCTGGTCAACCCAATCCATAACCTGCTGAACAGTAGCAGGAGTATTAGGGTCGTTAGCAAACTGATTATAAATACCACTAGACTGTCCAGCGCCCTGACCGCTCATAGGGTCCAAAACACCAGCCAAAGCCAACAACAAAGGATTATCCATGTTGTTAAGCGTTCCCGACAGATTCCTGTTTCCACCTTTGGCTTGCGACATTTGCATAAGCAACTGTAAAACTACTGGGTCCATTATTTACCTTTTCTTCCAACTTTGATTGGTAGCCTTGCAGCCGTGTTGCTTTCACCAAACAACCCACCCTTGTTAGGTCGTCCACCTTTAGACAACGCCTCCAGCAACATCTTCATCAAATCCTGCTGTTGACCAGCAGCCTGAGTGTTCAACTGTGTACCAGCACCCAATCTAGAATTCTCTAATTGCGTTTGCAAACCAGCCCTCTGTGCAGCCACATCAGAAATCTGCCCAGCCTGGTTACCCTGCCACATGTTCTGCATAGAACCAATCAGGTTTTGAAACGCATCAGACTGACCAGTGTTCTGTGCCTGCGTTACAGCAGCCAACTGTTGCAAAGGAGTTTGGTCAACACCTTGCGACTGAAGCAACTCAGACAACTGAGGCGTAACCTGCGTTGTTTGAGCCTGCAAACCAGCATAAGGATTAGACTGCCCCTGAAGAAAACCAGTCAAACTATCCATAGCAGTATTAATCTGTGGCTGTGCCTGACCATACATTTCGGTAAGTTTAGCAAGCAAATCATCCTGTGGTTGACGATACGAACCACTAGTAAGCATACCCTGAATAGCCTGTGTATAGCGGTCAAGTGGACTAGGACCACCAGCACCACCTCCACCTCCGACACCAGTCAATGCTCCATCTTTGGCAATGATGGCTGCTTCCCTAGCAATTTGAGCAGGAGACTTTATGTTTTGTTGCTGTGGCGTTATCGCAGTACCAACAGGTGCAGGCTTACGCCAAGCATACTGACCCGAAGCACCAGTGTACGAAGTACCACCCTTAGGTGTTTTAGATTTTTTATCTTTAACACCAACCAGCCCCTTGGTTGCTGGACCCTCATCTTTTGCTACGGCCATGTTATCCTCCTAAGAACGGCTTAAAAGCCTGTAAAGTTGCTGCTGTATTAGCAATCTGCTGTTGCTTCTCGGCCTGAATAGCGGCCAGTTGGTCTTCATACTCTGCCTTGTTTTGACGGTCAAGCAAATTGAACTGGTCCATATCGCTAGCAATCTCAGTATTAACATCATTAATATCATTCAAATTCTGACTAGCAAACTCATTCATACCCTTCTGAAAAATACCCGACTTAACACCAGGCCCAGCAAGACCACGCTGTGTGTATCCGCCAACCACCTTCGGTGCCTGCTTCTCATAATCCTGTTGAAGCCCAAACTTCTTCCTAGAACCACGCTGTTGAGACAAGAAACGGGCATAGGCGTTAGAAGCCGTCTTGGAGCCATACTGGCTCCCTGCGGCTCTTTGGCGCTGTGTAAATCCTGTGTAGTCAATATTGCTCATACAAATCCTCTATAGTACGTCATTTCGTTACCTCCAGCCCATCAAGGACTTTCTTCTTGTTTCTAAAGTTCCTTAACTGTGTGTACACATAGGAATGCTGTTTTTCGAAATAAATAAAAGCATGGTCCAAAACCTTATTCCCATCCTCGATATCCATGTCTTCTGGCAGTTTATAGTATTCCCTAAACCTTTGAATGCCCATTTCCATCTGAAGTATCTCCTGATTTTTGATTTCATCAAAATCCCAAATACTAGGATTTCGGGAAACGATAAAAGACAACGTGCTTGCCGCAATACGCTTGAAAAGAATATTCACAATCCCTTCAGACAATTCAGGTATTTCCATATCCCGCAGTCTTGCAGTTTCAGAACCCAAAATAAACTTAGATACCTGCATCTGTGGAAGACTATTAATTTCCCCAATTTCCTGTTCTGTCAGTTTCAAAGATTTAATAAACTTTGAAGCCGCAACGGCGGCATCATCTTTTGAGTTGAAAGGTTCTTCAGCAAGCACAGACCATTCATAAACCAAACGCAAACATTCCTGAAATGTTCTTCCCGTAACAGGGATTATGCTGTTGTTTAATTTTTCGTTTGCAAGTTCTGACTTTGTTCTTGTTTCGATATATATAATATGTCCAGCACCGCAGACATTTAAGAATGGTTCATAATAAACAATTTCATCTAAACTGTTTATTATTTGAGCAACCTTTTCACCTTTAAACGACCTAGGTCCGTACATGTTTTGGTCGCAGCGCCAGTCGGCACCCTCCACATGAACAGACGGGCAAAAAATAAATGTTCCATACTCTGAATCTGGTGATTTATCGTAAACATCAAAAACCCTCTCAACAATGTATAAACTTAAAACCTGTGTTACCCCGTCACAGAAAGCCTGAAGGTTCTGTATCTTTTGAAATGGATGTTTCCATGCAGCAAGCAAGGAGCCATCTGCCATACTAAATATGTCAACAAAATCAACAGACTCATTACCTGCTGGAGTTTGTACCCACACATCAACTTCTGTTGCGTGTTTGGGAAGTTCGTCAAGCAAAAAGAATCCTTTGTGTGTTGACAAAACTTCCAAGTTAAATGGTTTTACTGTAATCATAATTTCCTTATGGTCCGTAGTATTTGAATGTTACACCGCCAGCAACGCCACCATTCCACCAACCAGTACCACCAGTACCTACGATTGGACCTGAACCTGCTGGTACTGAACCTGCGGCTCCAGCACTGCTTGTGCCTCCACCGCCACCGCCATTACCACCCCGCAAGCCGTATGCGCCACCTCCTGCTCCACCAGTTCCACCTACGTCTGGATAACCAGCAGTCCCTCCAGCAGAGTCAGTTCCTCCACCGCCACCACCTGCGTAGCGGCTGTAATCAGTTGAGTAGATAGGGCTATTGGGGTTATTGCATGTGCAGTATGTCTCACAAAAGCCGAATTTATCAGTTGCACAACATCCACATGATGGGTCTGTCCATTGATTGTAACCAGAAATATATGTGTAACCGTAGTAACCAACCCCACCAGCATGTGCTGGGTTTGTTCCAGTACCTACACTACCTGCGGCGTTAGTAAGCCATCCACCACCTAAACCACCACCAGCAGTCCAAGTTGTTGAACCAAAAATTACAATAGAATTTTGACCTGCTGGTGCAGGCAATGAGGTAGAACTGTTGTATGGTCCACCTGCACCAACTTGGATGGTAACTGACTGCGTTCCACCCGTATTGGATTGTGTGCTTCCTGATATACGATAACCGCCTCCTCCACCGCCTCCATAAGCCGCTGAACCTCCTCCACCGTAAACAAGCATTTCATAAATAGTTGGCGCTATTGCCACACCACCAGTTGGTGTGATAGAAGGAACACTTACAGTGTATGAACCAGCCGTAGTATTTAAATAAGTCTTAAGACTCCAAGTGGTAAACGAAACAGAAGAAGTAGTAACAGTACCAATAATGTTGCTCACAACAGCACGAACATAGTAGGTAGTCCCAACAGACAAACCAGTAGCGTTAAAATAAGCAGCAACAGATTGACTGGTTACAGGAGAATTAGCAGCAGTAACTTCAGTGTAAGAAGCAAAGTTGTTTGTTGTGTTGTATTGAAACTTAACTGTGGTACTTTGATACTCGGCACTTACGATAGCGTTAAATGTCGCCTTGTCTTGATTGAAGTTTGTTACAGCCCCGATTATAGCAATAGGCAATCCAGTCATGCTTGAAGCAAACGTTCCTCTACGGATTGGCATTATGCGCTCAAATCGCCAATCAAAACATACTCGTCTGTTGCTGTACAAAACAGTGATGCCGAAGAATGTTTTGCCCTTAACTTAAGTCCTGGAGTTCCGTGGACCGTGGCTGTACCAGGGTTTATAGTTACCTGTCCGTTGCCCAATTGTAAAAAATCAATAGACTGTCCAGGCACTAAACCTAAAGACGCATTAACGGTTATAGTAACAGCGGTTCCATGGCTTGTTGTAATCATTTTTCCTAAGTCAGAAATCACCAAAGAATAGGTAGCATTGTGCTGTGCGTTAATTATTTGTGTTGAGTTAAAACCACCCGTAGCACCAGTAGCGCCTGTGGCGCCCGTGGCGCCTGTAGGTCCGATGGGTCCAGCAGGACCCGTAGCCCCCGTAGCACCAGCAGGACCCGTAGGGCCAGGAACAGTAGAATCAGCACCAGTAGCACCTGTTGGACCCGTCGCACCAGTCGGACCAGTAGGACCTGTATCACCAGTAAGACCAGTAGGTCCAGTTGGACCAGTCGGACCAGTCGGACCAGTCGGACCCGTAAGACCAACATTGCCAGCAAGAGAAAAACTCCATATGCCATGAGTCCCAGAACCACCAACCGTATCTACAGTCATGGTTAAGGTAGATAGCGATACCGTAATAACGCCTTCCATGTAGTTTGTTGGTGATGTTGGATTTATTGCTCGTGCTCGTTGACCAGACTGGTATGCGTTTGGAGATGGAGATGAAATGGTAAAAGTTTTTGAGCCAACTCCAATAGTGTTTGATGTGTTAGAAGTAACACCAAAATATCCAGCACCAGTCACCCCTGTTGGACCCGTGGGACCAGTCGCCCCAGTCGCTCCAGTAGCGCCTGTAGGCCCCGTAGGGCCGACAGGACCAGTATCCCCTGTGTCACCCTGCGGACCTTGCGGTCCAGTCGCTCCTGTGGCTCCTGTGGCTCCTGTAAGACCAATAGGTCCAGTAGGGCCAGTAGGGCCAGTAGGGCCAGTAGCCCCTACAGGACCAGTAGCACCAGTCAAGCCCTGAATACCTTGTGGACCCTGAATGCCTGTTGCGCCTGTAGCACCAGTCGCACCAGTCGGACCTACAGTGCCACTAGAATACGGAAGCAAACTCCACGTTTGCGTACCGTTACCAACCTTAAACTTGCCTGTATCAGTTTCATAACCAGGCTCGCCAATCGCTAATACAGGATTAGTGCTGGTCCATTGTGCGGCTGTGCCACGACGGTATTGAACAATAATAGCCATTAGATACTCCCACAATCAATAACAGGTATACCACCATAAATAGAATCAGGTGCTCCACCGTCAATGTTTAAAATAGAATACCCAGGGATACCTTGCGGGCCTGTAGGGCCAGTCGGCCCAGCAGGTCCAGTTTGTAAAACAAGATTTAAGTTTTGATTCGGAAACGTGCCAGTGATACTAGCGGCTGCTGTACCCACCGATACAGAACCAATATTTAGGTTGTAGTAGTTTGAACTGATGGTTGTTTGAACACCACGCAGATACTCCTTAAGTGAAGTGAAGATATGCTGAAGAGTGGAAGCATCCGATGAACGGAGTGCTTCCATTAAAGGTGCAGTCCAAATCTGCAACTCTGGTTTATCTCTTGGGGTTTCTATAGGCATTAGTCGTGCTTAATAATGAAGTTTACTACATAGTATGGTTGGTAGTAATCAGATGCTGTGGTGGTGTTGTTGCCATTAGACATCGTTACTGTACCAGCCATTGTGACAGTGATTCCTACAATGTTAGAAACTTCACTACTGGTGGTAAAACTGTGAGAGTGGCTACCACCATAGTCTGTTGCATCAGTACCAAAATCGCCACCACCAGCCCCAATACTTCCAGCAGTTCCTTCTTCGTTATGACTATGTGATACAGCAGCAGTACCAGTAGTGCCTTCTCTGGCGTCTGTGTGATAGTGGGTGCCTTCGTGAGTTGTAACTCCTGTGTGATAGTGAGGATTTTCACTACGGCCTGCAGTGGTTGCTCCCTGTGTCCAAGTAGCCGTGTTGTTGTGTGCGTGTAAAGGAAGATTGTTTGCACCAATAGTGAGCGAACCACCAGTACCGTTCAAAGCCAAAGAACCATTATCACCAATAGGGAACCTACCTTGAAGGTTGGGCGTAGTAGCCCCCACCAGCGCCGCAAGCGCAGGATAAGAAGCAGTGCTGGTAACACCGTCACACAGCAACCAGCCTGCTGGTGCAGTAACACCAGTATACATGGTTATAGAACCAACAGGAGCCAAAAACACCGTTTTAGTGTCGGACTGAAGAACCGATGACTCAACAAAAGTTTTAACACTTTGAAAGTTAGCGTTAACCTCGTTAGCGTTTGCAACGTAGCCGTTTGTGAAACTGTTTGGAATATTTAAAGTAGCCATTATGCTGTAACCCTCCTAGGATTGTATTTTAATGTAAAACTATTGATACCCCAAGCGGTACCAACAGGACCTGTAAACTCTAACTGTATAGTCTTGGCAAGACCGATACTGCGTCCAGTAATAAGTTGAGAACCCGAGTTTGGTGCACCCCAATTGGATGCATTCCAAAGAGTAGTACCCCAAACCATTCCCAAACCTGAACTAGGAATAGTCAAAGTATACTGTTTAATTTCACCGTTATCTGCCTCTTCATAATCAGCATAGGCTTTAACAATTAAACCACCCTGAATGTTTTGCTGTTTAACAACAACCTCGGGACGTCGAAACATTTTCTTTTGAGAATACGACCCGCCATCAATCCAGCGTGTGCGGTAACGAGCAGTAAACTGATAGTTAGTTCCTGTAATATTGTCGTAAGAATTATTGTATTCATCAACAGATAAAACATAAGGCTGGGTAGAATGAACACCCAAATGCTTGATTGTCCCTAAAGATGGTTCAATAAAATCACAACCACCGTTTAACCCACGATTGTCTGCTGTTGAAAACAACAGCCAGGCACCATTACCAATAGTTGGGTCAAAAATAAAAGAAGCAGTAGAAATAGTTTCTGATGCTGTTTCACTGTAAGGAACAGAAACCCAGATACGACGGTTAATATTGTTAACAAAAACCTGCGTAGAAATACTGGCGTTAATAGCGTTGTTTATAATAGCAGGACGGACAGGTTCAAAAATGTCACGCAACGATTTGCCATCGTAATACATCAAACCTTCAGGATATGAAAAGAAATAAACACCACGTTCAGTTGTTGTCACAGCATGCGGTGTTGCTGCACCAACAGTACGAGAAATCTCGACAACCTGGAAAGTGTCAGAATCATAACCAAATATTGCATATACAGAATCACGCTTAAACACCAAGAGGTGACCAGCGTAAACAGTCAACGCAGTAATTTCTGCTCCACCATCATTTATTTCAATAAAGTCATTAGAGGCCCAGTTGCCAGGGCTGTTAGGATGCGACCACCTAACAATATTGGGACGAGCAACACCGTTCTCGTTTGTATTAGCAACAAACACTTTACCTGCGTGCGTAACCGTGTGCTTAGCCTTGGGAAAATGAACACCTGACAAACCAGTAGTGTATGATTCCTGCCATGTAGGTCCAGAAGCACTCAAAGCGGTTGTGGATGTGCCGTTCCATTTGTATGACACAGTATCGGAGCCAGTAGCAATATAGAGAGTGTCACCCCATGGTGCAAAACTAGCACCATCCCGTGCACTGACAGGGATGCTTAAAGGGCTGAAGTTACCACCTGTAGAGTAGTGCACATCGCCGTTAACGGCAGATGCAAACCCAGTAGACAACATAACATAAGAATTAGTTCCCGTATAAAACGGAACAAGATTCTTAGGACGCCAAGCACCAGAAACAGGACTAGTATTAATACGGCGCATAGCGCCACGACTAAAAACACCACCACGAGGGTCAATCTCAACATTCAACATACGTGGCGATTCATTCGGGGCGAGTTGAAACTGGTCGGCCCTAAGATTAAGCCCACCAGTAAAATCATCCTGACGAAAAACACGCATTGTAGACATTATTGACCCAGCGTTCTACCCAAAGACTCAAGCCAATACTTCTCACTAGGACGCACAAACCCTCTAGACATCACCATAGGGCGATGACCATTGGCACGCATCAACTCTTTACGAGCCAACATAACAGCCTCATCAAACGACTGCTTATACACGTTAGACAACTCAGGGTCTTCCTGCCTCTTGTAGGCTTGCGCCACAGCATAGTATGCGATGGCGTTATGCAGACGCTCATCGCAATCCACTTCTGTATTTAAACTGGTGGTCCAAGTGTAACTAGCCTTGCGGTATCCACGAACCGTCAACGGATACACGGTATCAGGCTTAGGATACAATTTAATAACATCTCCCCACTCTGCATAAAACAAAGGACGGGTAGGGGTATCAAATGAGCCGTGCCATACGGCTTCAGCCTCATCAATAGAAATCAAACTAAGACGATTACCACTGGTAGAGTTATCCAAGACACTGGTGACCTCACGTAGGTTTCCAGACCCGATAGAACTGGTGGCATAGTCACGTTGTCCAGCGACAGTAGACAATGTGTAGGTAGTTTCAAGAAACGGCCAGCGACGCTCCAAGTTTATAATACGTTGAAACCCATCTTTAAGGTAAGAAACAACAAGAGACGAAGGCAAATCTGCCTCGTCCAAATCGGTGATGTCTCTAACGAACGTAATCAGTTCCTGTGTTGTGCTCATTCGTTCTCCTTCTGTTCCTTAGCCATAGTACGCAAATGACCGATACAGTAGTCGGTTTGTTTGGCTTTGGGTCCTTCACAAGTATCGTTATTGGCGATACAACGGTTACGGCCGATATACGGTCCGCTTCCAGGCGCAAGTTTGCTCCCGACTGCCGAAACGGCAGGTCGGGAACCACTTACAGGTTCTCCATATAGGGTGTGGGCAAGTTGTTTACTCATACCCTATGTGGGGTTCGTTACTTTAATTTTCCCTTAACGCCACGCTTCACAGAAGCAGAAGTCCGTGCAGAAGAAGCCCTCTTGCTGGAAGATGCTTTCTTTTGTGCAGCAGTAATAGCAGCACGACGAGCAGCCTGGTTAGCAGCCTTGCCACGTGGTGAAGCAATCGGCGTAACAGCAGAAGCCTTTTTCTTTGCAGCAGCAACACTACGAGGACTTGGCCCACGAGACGTTACCTGCTTAGCCTGTGCTTTTTTAGTTGCAGCCGCTTCTTTGCTGGAACGAATCATTCCTGCTTCTTTAGAAGCCGAAACAGCATTAGCACGTTTTGCAACAGCAGCCTTACGGCCAGCCACCGCTTTGGGTGAAGGTGCAGGCGATACAACACGGGGTGTTGCAGACGCTTTTGCTTTTGCTACTGATTCGGGTGAAGGACCACGAGATGTTGGACCTTTGCCTTTATTTGCTGGGTTATAAGGCGAATCCTTTTTCCAAGGTGTACCTTTAGGAACATTCCAGTTTCCCTTGTAACCCTTAGGAACTGGCATGTAAGCCTTGTTGTTATCGGGACCATTTACGGTCTTGCTTTTTTTTGCGTATGGCATCATTACTCCTTAATGTGGTGGGTAGAGATGGGGGGCCAAAGCCCCCCAAATCAATTGACAAAACTGACTAGGCAGTCTTTGCGGTCAACTTACCTTGCTTCTTACGGTTAGAAACAACAAGGTTACCGTAGCACATGATAAGAGCGAAACGTGCGTCCTGGTTCTCAGGGCGAACGAAATCGGTCTGTGCAAACCACTTGTCAGAGTGACCAACAAGTTTGATGTACTTAGAGTTCAAGAAGTACATAACACCTGCTGTACAGTGAACGTCGTACATGATAGGCGCAGACTTGAACAGAAGGTTCTGGAAACCAGCATCTGCTGTCTTTGTATCAGTGTAACGCAACTGTGGTTGCAGAAGTGATTCATACTTTTCAAACAATGTTTGAGTTGTAAGGATAACGTCAGGATGGTCGTTACCAACAGACACGCTGTTATAAGCAGTCGCCATCTGAAGAAGAGTCAAAGCACCAGCGGTGTTTTCCTCATATGAACGCCAGTATTCGTTACCTGCTGTAGCCGAGTTAATACCACCAACGGTGTTACCTGACTCAACAAGGTTACCAAGACCGTTCCAGTTCTTACCAGAGTTGCCTGTGCCATCAGCAAAGAACATTTGGTTAAAGCCTTCACGCAATGACTCTTCAGCCTGCATAATCTTAGCCTCAAGCAAGTTAATAATAGCATGCTCGCCATTGTTCTTAGCCTCTTCAATACCGCTGATAGCGATTGAAGCACCATATTGCTTCCAGTCGTATTCAGCAGCCGAAATACCATCTTGTGGTGTAAGGCTGAGTGTTTCGTAACCTGAGTACGAAGCAACAGTGCTGTTCTGACCATAAATCAACTGCTCAACAATTTTCGTACCACCAGATTCGGTTTGGATACGACTCTTGTCACTAAGCCAGTATGTAAGTGGACGTGCGGTAAACACGTTGTCGGTCAACTTGTCACGATAGTTCGCAAGTGTAGTTGAGAGTAGTGCGTCAAAGTTCGGGTTCGACATTTGAATTCCTCCTAGGAAATATTATGAAATACCCAACTGCTGTTTAGCAGCAGCAAAAGCATCCCGTAAATTAGTGATTGGTTGTGAATCTACGGATGTACCTTGAGCAGACGAACCACCAGCCACAATACCACTAGAACGCTTAGCCTGAACAATTTGTTGTTCCTGCTGTGCACGCTGTGCCTGTGCCTGACGACGAGCCTGTTCTCCACTATAAAGTCTATCAAATGCCACTTGCTTGTAAACCGATTCTAAATCGGTTGTTCCCCTTGCTAGTGCCAATGAAACTACTTCATTAGCGTCAAAATCTTCACCGTATTTTTGCTGAAGAGAACCAATATTACGTTCCAACTCGTTCATAGCCTGTTGTTCCTCAAAGGACTTCAGACGATTCTCAAGTTGACGATATTGCTTTTCCATCGGGTCTGCCCACAAATCATCCTCTTCAAAGGAATCCTGTTGGTCCAAACCATAATGAGACTTCAATAGTTCAATAGTTGCATTTGGGTCATTGTCCAACGCTTGTTGGATTGCCGATGCAAACTGAACGCCACGACGCTCATCAGCCAGTTGTTGTGTCTTGCGGGTATAATCCGCTTGACGTTGATATCCAGAAACCGCTTCTTTAAGTGGCACTTCAAGTTCTTCGCCATCAACGACTACCTTGACATATTTGTCAGCGTATTCGTCAACATTGAAATAATCAATCGGTGCTTCATCAAAAGAAACATCACCTCCGCTTTCAACTTGTCCATCAGCGATGGGGTCAAATGCTTCAGCATCAAAATTTTCAGTATCCATAATTCTCCAGAGTCCAAAATGGTTGCTCTATAGTAGTAGTTGTTTCGTTACATTTGTGTGTTTGGTAAACCACCAGTTTGGTTGGCAATAGCAGCCAACACCTGTGGTGGAATAGAACTTGGCATCGGCATACCACCAGCAGGTGGTGCCTCTTCCATGCCTGGCATCGGTGCGCCACCCATTTCAGGACCACCAGGAGGTGGGCCTTGCATGGGTTGACCATCAGGACCTACAGGTCCCTGAGGTGCAGGTTGAGCCAAGAATGCTTCAGGTGTTTTAACACCAAAACCGAATTGCAATACATGACGGGCTAACGCCGCCATATCCACAACACCTGCGCCAACAAACGGCGCCATAGCATCAACCATTTGTAGTGCCATCTGACGACGGAAAGATTCATTGACAGGTTGCGTAGAGCCAGCCTCAACTTCAAAATCAAACTCCCCCTGAATATAGTCACGGTCAAAGTTAACCCAAATAGGCATAGCACCTGAACCAACAACACGAGCAACCTGCTCGCCAGTCATATACTGCTGTGCAAGCCCGACAAGACGTTTAGCCGCTGATGCGATAGCACGCTCAACTTCAGCCAGTTTGTCTGAAGTACGAGCATTCATGGCGTCCTGCATCATAGCCGACTCTGTAGCAGTACGGCTAATCTCTGATGAGCCGCCACGCATAAACTCAGCAACACCACTGATACGGTCAATGTCTTGTGTGATAGTACCCGAAATGGTGTACAGTTCAGGTGGGTTAACAATTGCAGGCATTGAAGAAACAACACCACCAATAGGTTCATCCGAAACAACAGGCACCATAACGTTATCCTCATCAGACTCTAACGCTGCACGACCATCCTGGTCGAACGCTGATTCCTTATACAACCACTTGCGTGCGAAACGCTTACGATGGTTCATCATCTGTGTGCGTGTCTCGTTCAATTCATACTGCAAAGGTTCAATGGCCTCTAGTTCACCCATGGGGTAGAAATGCTCGGGAACATCATAGTTGCGTAGCATAACAAAAGGATGCCCAAAAGCATATGGCATCTTATGTGGATTAATCAAGAAGTTATCCCCACCATCACAGAAGACAGCCATGATTTGGCGGCGAATATCATAAAATTCCCACACGTCAACATAGCCATCTTCCTCTTTACGAGACATTCTAGCCTTACCATCATCTTCAGACCATTTGCTGTAATGCGAAGCCTGGCAATCCTCACGGGCACGACGGTTATACTTAGGGTCATTCTTGACGTCAACCATAGGGCGACGCACACGCTGTGCAATCCACTTGGCATCATCAATGCTGGTAGCATCAGGGTCTATAAAAACATCAAACGGTGAGACACGCTCAACAAAAGGACGGTCCTCAACAACAACCAACTGGCTCTCCAAAGACATACCCTGAGTAGGGTCTGTGTATTCGCCTTCATCATCAGGTGCTGCTTTGCTCAGTTTTTCTTCCTCAATAAAACGATAACCAGTTTTAAGCCAGCCATGACCAAGAATCAGATAGTCATCAACAGCACGGCGCATCTGCTTCTGGCAATCATAATGACGCCACCAATAGTTAATAATGGCTTCCGTGATGATGGCTTTATCGCCATCTTCAGCCTTGCGTGCACCCACCGTAATCTTAGGATGGTTAACAGCCACACTAGGCCCAATAACGTTGATAGTAGCAAAACAGACGTTTACAAGCATTCTGTCCTCTTCAGAAACCTGAAGGTAATGCTTACCCTTGTAGAGGTCAATCATACGACGCCAAAGTTTGTCGTACTTCTCTTCCTTACGCCATTTACGGGAATGGTCAATCTTTTTACGGTAAGACGCTAGAACGTCACGATTCGCTGGACGAGCCATTACTTAGACCCTACACCAAACCCTGAATCGTTAGGATTCAAATAGCGCATGATAGGTGGCAATGCGGCTGCAATAAAAGCAGCCCCAATGCTGGACCAGTCTTTAGCCCCAGCCATAACAGCAGCGATAGTGGTTGCAAGCACAGAACGCAAATACGAGTGAAGTGCCGCCTGCTGTGTTTTAGTTAAAATAGAATTCATTTCTGTTCCTTCCCTTCGTGCCAACCGATATGGTTGTCAATTTTTGTTCCGACATCATCGACTTTATATAAAACCCGATTAAGAAGTTCCCTACCTTCGGCATGCTGGCTACTGTTTTCTCTACGGAGTAACTGTAAAATAACAACCATAGGTCCAGTAATAATAGCAACGACAATAGGAACCCACCAAGACATGTTACATCCAATTAGTTATAGGTTCAGCCTTGATACCCTTAGCGGCGGCATCCGACACAATCTTGTTCTGCTTCTCACGAATAGTAGCACCATGGAAGTTTTCCTTACCATGACGGAAACCGATGTCCACGGTTTTAACGTGGCATCTAAAACAAATAGACCCACGAGGAGGCAATTGGTCGCCTACCCAACGGGAATCACATCTATCACATACAAAAACAGTCATACTAGTAGAATAAATCGTTACCTGCGAGTATTAAACGACCCAATAATAAACTTTTCAGGCTTTTCACGTGTCACTTGAGTAGCCCACCAATCAAAAGAGTACCTAGGTGGAGCCAAATCAGGAGTATACTCAGGAAGCCACACATGTTTCAACATCTGATTAGCAATAGCCAACGCCATAACACGGTCGTCATGAGGAGAACCATGCATCTTACCGTTCTCTTCACGAACAAACGTTCGCAACTCAGCAACAGTATTAGCATCCATCAAACCCAAATCAGCATCACGCAACGCCTTAGCCAACTCGTCAATAGCCAACGGCTTAGAAGCAGCCGAAGTACGCCAACCCAACACCTCAGTAGCCTGAGGAGAACGCTGAGCCAAACGACGCTGACGATAAATATTACGATAACCCACACGCTGCAAAGCCTTCAGCGTGGTTAAACCATGGTTGTTAGACTCAACACCAATCAACGCATGATTATACCAATCACCCAAATCAAACAAAACATCAGACCCAAACAAGTCAGGGTCAATATGGCCATGCCACACAGCAACCACATCACCTGTATGAGCATTAATAACATGAGCCACACTATAGTCACCATGACCCAAACCTTCAGCAACGTCGGCACCGACACAATAAACAGTACCCAACTCAGGTTCCTGCCACACAGACAACGGACCACCATCACGACGGAACTCAATCCACTCACCATAAAACAAATGCCCCCTATCAGGCTCAGAAACCTCTAGGGCACGCAAAACATCCAAATCGAATACAGGTCGCCCCGACCGTACAAAAGCCTCCTCAGGGTCGCTAGGATACTCCTGGGCTAACTGCCAATCAGGCAGTTGGGCCTTCTTTACCTCGTACCACTCCTCATCACGGTCACCCGCCGACCAAGGAAAGAAAATACCTTTGAAATCATTCGTCCCAGTCTGTGACCCAACCCAAAGCCTATGAAATATATTCCCCTCACCCTTAGCGGTGGATAAACATACAATACGACCACCCACATCGGCAATCGGTTCAATAGACGCCCAGGCTTCCTCAGAGTTCGGAAGAAACGCCATCTCATCAATAAAGACACGATAAACGGATTCACCACGAGCAGGGTCATTACCACTAGGAAGAGACTCAAGAGCAGATTCATTACTAAACACCATCTTCAACTGATTATCCGACACCAAACCAGGACCCCGTTGACGCATCCAGTCAGGCAACATCTTATACCCATACTTAGATTTTTGTAACAACTTAGCCGCCTCACGCTCGGTACGGCTCAACATAACCTCAAAACGGTCAGGCCAAAAGAACACCTCCCAAAAAGCAAAAGCCGCAGCCAACGTAGAAAACCCAATCTGACGGGCCTTCAAAACGATACTGTTACGATTAGAAATCCAAGCATACACAGTCTCAACCTGTGCCTCACGCATCTCAAACAGGATACGTCCACGCTCAGGATGCCTAATGAACCAATACGTAGAACAAAAATGTTCAAACGCATCAGCAAGGTCGCTAGGAGAAGCATCGTCAGGACCACGACAAAGACGCCACTCCCTCTCATTTAGGAGTTCATTTAATTCCATAACAAAAAACTAGTCGTTATCTCTCATCTTCAAAACAGGACGCTCACCAGAATCACAAAAAGGACACCCACCCCAATTAGCAGGAAATTCCTCTCCACAAGTCTCGCAAACAACCAAGTCCATCACACAACCCGCAAAGACCGTGTTTCCTTCTCACGAGCAGCCAAAGCACCAATCAACTCATCCAACTCACTATCAGACAATTCCTGAGCCTTACGGTCGGATTTAACCTCAATCGTAGGCGGAGCCATACGATTCGTAGCCTGAAGATACAACTGAGCAGACTTCGTATCACCATCCATAGCCTTAGTGTACAACATATCTAACACACCCTGGGTACGCTCAGGAGAACCCTGGATATCATCCACACGGTTCTGCCACTGGTCACGAAACACAGGTTTCTTTTCCCAACGCCGAAGCGTCTTAACATCAACGCCCAACTCTACAGCCATCTTGTTCTTAGAACCAGGATTGCGTTCCATAGGGGGCGTGCAGAGCCAGTCTAGGTAAGCCTGCTGGGGTGCAGATAGAATCAATTCTTCCTTCATACCCTATAGGCAACTTTGTTACCTAGGAGCCAGCCAGACAGGGCTGGCATGGCTTGTATATGTGAGAATCATTCTCAGGTAACGAATGGGGGGGACTATAGGGGGGGAAGCCAGAAAACCGCCCTAAAGGCGGTTCTAGACAAGTATCGCTTATACATCGGGGCGAGCCAAAGCGTAGCCCCGTTCCAGTAAACGCTTATACAACCGACAGGAAACCATGAATCTAGACCACCTCACAGAATGGCAAGAACTACGAGTCACCTGGCGGGATGCATACGCACCCCACTCAGGATGGCATGAAGTAGACGACTACGAACCCGAAACAGCCGTAGCCACCACCGTAGGACACTACTGGAAAGACTGCCAAGAACACTATCTGACGTTGGCAGGCACAATCTTTAAAACAGAAACCACCCCTAAAACAGTTGGGGACATAAACCACATCCCACTAGGATGGATACTCAACATAGAGGTAATCAATGGCAACCAAACCTACCCCCAAACGTGACTCACGCCTAGCACGTGCAGGTGTAAGCGGATACAACAAACCCAAACGCACACCCGACCACCCCAAAAAATCACACATCGTCGTAGCCAAATCAGGGTCCCAAATCAAAACCATCCGATTCGGACAACAAGGAGTCAGCGGCTCCCCAAAGAAGACTGGAGAATCCGCATCCTACCGTCAACGCAGGGAAAACTTCCAATCACGCCACTCCAAAAACATCGCAAAAGGACCAATGTCAGCCGCATACTGGGCCAACAAAGTCAAATGGTAAACCCCCTATAAAAACCATATAGAATAACGGCCAAATCCAGTACCAACAAAACAAAGCCGCCACCCCTACAACGAACCAGGCGAATCTATAACCCCACCTCTCCGCCCACGCACAAGAAGAGTCCCTTGCACAACGACGGGCAGGGGAGGGCCTACGCCCAGGGGGTATGTATCAGCGTGCGAACACCCATACAGCGCAAGGCACGGAAGCGTATAGACGCCGTAGTTTCTATTAGTGACAGGGCAAGCACCGTGTCAGCGTATCAAGTCCTCTTGGGGAGTGCGCTATCAGATACAAACATAAAACAAACTCGGACTCGTGTCCGAGTTCCTAACAAGGAGCAATACAATTACCACTAACAAGGCAAGCGTACTAAACGCACGGAATACAAACTCTCTACGCAAGGCGAGCGACTTGTTCGCTAGTTCTAGCGCAGACAAATACGAAGCGTGGTTTTTAGTCTTTGACGACTTCATTGCGTCAGGCGTTCGTTCTGTTGAGGCTTACGCTAAGGCGTTGGCTGTCAATCCAAACATCACGACTAAGTTGCCACACGACCAAACCATAAAGGTTCTCAATGCCATTCGTAACTGTGTCAAGAAGTATGGCACGATTGCGAAAGTCAAGTTTGCTCACGCTAAGTGGGCTAAGGCTCAGGGCTACGAGTATGTAGACATCAGCAATCTCAAGAAGTTTGCGCCTGCTGGTCAGCGTGCCAAGAACAACGACAACAAGAAAGTTGCGCCAGCACTTGCTGTGACGCTTACTCGTGCCGAGGGCGTCAAGCGTCTCGTTGC